ATTTTTACGGAGTAAATCAAGACAAGGTTCTTACTTTTCCAATAGTTTTTGGAAGCTATTCTGCTCTGGATAGCACCACAATAAATTTAATCCATAAGTGGTTATTTGGGCAAATGAATTATAAAAAACTTGTTGTCGTGCAACCAGATATGTCTGAGGTGTATTTCAATTGTTTTCTTACTGATCCACAGAATGTCTCCATTGGCAATTTAAAATATGCTTTTGAAGCAACCGTTATATGCGATTCTCCTTGGGCGTGGTCTTATGATAAAGTCTTTACAAAAACATACTCTACGGATAATGTAGATGATACATTTATTTTTGTTAATGAAAGCGCTAATTGTGATTATTTATATCCAGAAATGTCTTTTACTATAAACAGTTTGGGTTCTGGAGTTACAATAACAAACAGTTCTGATAATGGAAGACAATTTATATTTGCTGGAATTTCACCGTTAGAAACAATAACAATTGATAATGACAGACAGATTTTAAGTTCGAGTACAGGATTATATAGATTATCAAAATTTAATTTAAATTGGTTTAGATTATTACAGGGAGTTAATAATATTAATATTTTAGGTGGGGTTTCATCTTTTACGATGAATTATAAATTTGCGATAAGCACAGGAGGATAAAATGGCTACTTATTATGTAGATACAACTGGCAATAATTCAAATGCTGGAACATTAAATTCTCCTTGGCTTACAATTAATTATGCCGTTGCCCAGCTTTCTCCCGGAGATATATTATATATAAGAGGAGGAACATATAAAGAAAAAGTTTATATTGGTAGATCAGGTGATAGTTCTAATCCTATTACAATAATTTCATATTTGAATGAAACCCCAGTAATAGATGGAGATGATTATACGCTTCCAACAAATACGTGGGGTGTTTTGCTTGCTATAGAAGGAAATTATATTAATATATCTGGATTTGAAGTGAGATATTCAAATTGGATGGCTGTTGCTGCTATTGGAGATAATATTATTGTCGGAAATTTAAATGTACATCATAATATGGAAAATGGTATATATGTAAGCGGAGATAATAATATTGTAGAAAATTGTGTTATATGGGAAAATGACTTTTCGAATGAAAATGGAAGTATGTCGAGAACACAATGGGCATCTGGTTTAACTGCCGCCAGATATCCTAATAATGTGGTTTTTAGAAATAACGAAGTATATGAAAACTGGGGAGAAGGTATTTCTGTTTTTCAAGCTAGTGGAACAATCATCATTGAAGATAATATATCTTATAATAATTATTCTACAAATATTTATATTCACGATATAAGCAACGTTACCTTACAACGTAATCTTATTTATGCAAATTCTGATAGTGTTGTTGATGTTGGAAATAGAACTGGAATAATGCTTGGAGAAGAGTACGATATTCTTCTTAGTAATATAAATATTATTAATAATATAGTTTATGGGTGTTATAAAAATTTTTATTGGTGGCAAGGTACTTCTGGTTGTGGAATGGATAATATATTAATTGCCAACAATACTCTTTTTAACTCAAGAGAAGATGATAATTTTAGAATAAATGATGCGGAACATAATAATGTAAGAGTTATCAATAATATTATAGTTCAAGAAGATTCATTTGATATTTCAAATATAAATGGGACTGGAATTAGTTTTTCAAAAAATATTTGGTCTAAAGTTTCTTCAAGCGGGTCTGGAGCGACAGATATAATTGGTGATCCTCTGTTGGCAAAAATTGGAGAAACCGATGCTGGTTTATTATCTTATACTTATTTTGAATTATTAGAAAATTCTCCTGCTATTGATGCTGGGGCAAGCTTATCTGAAGTCACCATAGATTATAATAGTAATTCGAGAGGTGGTTTAACTAGTATTGGTGCTTTAGAATATTCTTCTGATACTACGTCTGGGAGTAGCGAAATTCCTGTTCCAACGGAAGAAGATGATATTATAACTGATGATAGCGGAGATGACGAAGTTCCTACTCCGCCTGATGAACCAGTTATTCCAAGTGATTCTTATGATCCTCTTCATTTTTCATCAAAATTTGATTATTTTAATTTGTTTGAAAGACCTACATTTATCTTATGTAATCCAAATCGTGAAAAATTATATGCGATGAAAGATATTTATGATATTAATGCCACCTATCGTTATAACGCAGCAAGTGAAATATCTTTCAAAGTACCCAATACAATCAATAATGTAAAAACAGAATATTATGGATTACTGGAAAAACCTAGACTTGTATATATTGAAGACAGAGGATATTTTATAATTATTGGGTCGCCGAGAAAAGGCGAAGGAAATAAAGAATATAAAGAAATACAATGTTATTCTTTGGAATATATTCTCGCATTTAAAAAATTGTCTCAATTTGAAGGAACTTATAAATTTTACGATTTAGTTGATCCAACCGGAACATTATTGCAAACTTTGATTGCCTATCTTCCAGGATGGAGCATAGGCGATGTAGACACAAGTTTGATGGGAAAATATAGAACTTTCGATGTAACTGACACAAATATATATAATTTTTTAATGGAAGATGTTGAAAAAGCCTATCAATGTATCTTTAATTTTAATACAATAGACAGAACGATATCTGCCACAGTTCCAAGTCAGGCTTCCTCTGTAACGGATATATTTTTGTCTAACGATAATATTTTACGTTCATTTAATCTTGAACCTATAAATGATGAACTTGTAACGGCATTGAATGTTTATGGTGGCGGAGATTTGACAATCAATACAGTCAATCCTTTGGGTACTAATACAATTTATAATTTTGAGTTTTTTGAAAATACAAATTGGATGTCTCAGTCATTAATTGATGCATTGAACACTTGGGAAACTAAGATAGTTGCGCAACAGGGTATTTATGCCGATTTTCTTACAGTATTAAAAGACTATAATACTGAACTTGTTACATTAGAGAGTGATTTAGTTGATTTAAATTCCGAACTTGATGCACTAGAAGTTGTTAGAAAGGTGCGTATTGAGCAAGGGTTGGGTTTATCAAATATTACTAATCAAATCAATGCAAAAGAAGACGAGATTGTTGCAAAAGAAGCTGAAATAGAAGAAAAAAATACTCAAATAACTTTAGCAACACAAAATTTATCTTTGATTAATACAGACTTATCTTTTGATAATAATTTCACGAGTTCTCAATTGGAAGATTTATCCAATTATATTTTTGGTGCTACATATCAAAATGAAAATTTTATTCAAACAGATTCTATGACGAATAATGAAATTCAAGCTATGGCGCAAGAATTATATGACCAAGGCGTAGAAGTTTTAAACAAGATTTCAGTACCCAGATATACATTTACTGTTGATAGTGCCAATTTTATGTTTTTAAAAGAGTATGAGGGTTTTATTGACCAACTTTCTTTGGGGTGTACTCTGACAATTAAACCAAATGATGATGTTACTTTATATCCAGCATTATTGGAAATAGAATTGTCTTATGATAATCCAGAGGATTTTACGCTGACATTTAGTAACAGAATGAGATTAGATACGGCAGAATTTATCATTGGGGATCTATATGGTAAAACCCAAGATATGGTTAATACAACCAGTTTCAATTCTGAAATGTGGAATAACTGGACTAATAACTATAAAAATGATGTTTCAAATTTTATAGACTCTGCACTTAATGCAAGTTTAAATAATATTATTAGTTCAACTAATCAGGAAATAAAAATAAGTGAAGCGGGATTAAAGGGTAAGAAATATTTACCAGAAAGTAGCACTTATTCGCCGGAGCAAATATGGCTAACTTCTAATCAAATTGTTTTTACGGACGATAATTGGCAAACTGCAAAATTAGCCCTTGGAAAAATTGAATTTAACGGAATAACTAGTTACGGGCTCATTGCCGAAGTTTTAATTGGCAATATAGTCGCTTCCAATGAATTGATTATTATGAATGAAAATAATTCTTTTCGCATAGATGGAAGCGGAGTAACTATTACTGACGCATACATTGATGTTACAACGCTAAATGGAAATTCTCATATTTTAATTGATCCAGTAAATGGTTTAAAAATACAAAAAAAAATTAGCGGATCGTGGGAAGATAGGTTTTATGCAGATGCCAATGGTAACATTACATTTACGGGGGCGTTGTCTGGTGCAAGTGGAGATTTTACAGGAAAAATTACTGCTAATGAGGGAAGTATTGGGGGCATATCAATAACATCAAATGGCATCAAACTTGATTCAAATAATTATATTAAATCCAATGGGGATTTTAAATGGGGTATGCTTACCATGTCTGGGGGTACTGCAACCTTCAACGGAAATATATATGCAAACAACCTTTTGGGGTTATTACAATATTATCAAATTGAAAGTGTAAACGCGGATACAATTACAACCGGAACATTGAATGCTATTGATATTTATGGTTGTAACATTTATTGGCCTGGTGCATATATGCATTCAAGATATTATGGTTCGCCAGAAATTTTTGGTGAAGAAACATTGAAATTATCTGCTGGAAATACAGATT